GTAACCCTCTGCATCGGTGCCGGCTTTGCGGCCGGCTGTTCATTCTTGCGCTTCTTTTTAGACATTAGGGAAACCCTCCTTTTTTGCATTCGCCGGGGTAACAGCATTGCCATCATCCCCGATAAAGGCCCTCACTTCGCCATCGACGATCAAGAAGCCGATTTGGGCCATCTTCTCCAAGAGGAAGCCTTTGCCCTCCTTTGCGTACCGTGCGGAAAGCTCGTTGGTTTTCTCGGAGATCTTCTGCTGGCGCTCTGCGCCAAAGCCAAACTCGTCGTTCATTGCGATAGCGCCACATATCTGCGCCACCTGCGCTGCTTGCAAGGCGTGGTCGTGTACCTGCTGTTCCCGCACGGTTGCGCCGTCCTGCTTGACCGTGAAGAACTCGCCGGAGATCGGCATCCCCATTTGCTCCATTCGCCGTTTGGCGTGAGCCATACCAACATCGATGTCCTCATAGAACTCGTCCACAATATCCTTGAAATGGAGAGAGAAGCGAACAAGCCGCTTATAGCCGATACCCTCCACCTCGTACATTGCAATGCTCATACAAAACATCGTGATCTGCGCCGCATGGTTCCGGCAGTTCACAATATCGGTATGTTGCTGCATTGCAATTCTCTGCGCATACGGAATATCCGAACGGCTCATTACGCCGGATCTGTGGCGGTTATTTTTCTTTGGCTTTTTCGCTTTAGCCATCCTCGATATCCTCCTCGTCTACCATCCGTTGCAGGACGGTGTATCGTTTGTTTTTGCCCTTCCGCACCCGGTCCACCATACAGTAGAAGGAGCTTCGGGATCTATTAAGTGCTTTGGCGCACTCGTCTGAAGTACCGTCTATGATAATTGGAAAGTCAGTCCTGTTATCATAAATGGAGTACCGACAGAAGTGCCGGGATCCTGGTACGATCCGGTGTCCTCGGTTCACCGGAACAAAGCCGCTATTGGCTGCTATCATTCGGTTTCCCTCCATAAAGTCGTTGATATTTTCTAAAAGCCTGCCGCTTCCGAGCGGCTCGGCACGGGGCGCATATCCGGTTTTCCGATCTTTCAAAGAAGGTTGCGCCACACCGCACACAGTACTGCGGTTGAATCCGGACGAACTCGGTACAGCTGTCGCAATCATCACATCCGGCACCACAACAGCTGTGCAGATCATCCCAATTCATACACATAAACCGCTGGAAATAATGATCGTAGTCGCCCTTTTTCAGTTCGAGTGTTCTACGATATAGAACGCCTGCAAGCTGCTCCAACATTGCCTTCGTGTCCGTGCGTGTCCGGGATAGGTGTACCGCCTGCTTCACTGTTGGTACCGGTGCACCGTAGCCCCAGGGGTGATCTCCCATCATTGCCCGTACCTTATCCGCACTCTCGGTTAGATACACGAAGTAGATTTTTCCGCGGATTGCCTTTTCGGACTTGCCGATCTTCCTGCCGATCTCTGTGTAGCTATCGCCATTCCGGATCCCGTCAGCAAGTATCGCAAAATCTGCGTCAGTCCACTTTGATTCCGGGCTGTGGTTATCAGCCTTTACAGGGCGCT